ACAAGGATTTGTGTTTTCTATATCTGCCGAATCAGGCGCCTATGCGTAGTGTTGTTAAGTATTTGTTGCCTGTGCCACACAAGCGGAACTTTTTAGGAACGTATTGTGTGCGCACTATGGAGAATACGCTTGACGTACGTAGTGTGGGATACGCAAAATTGACGGAACAGTACCATGTGATTGACCCTAGTAATCCATTGATGACAGGGAAGTACGACATTTATGTTGGCACTGCTGATAGCATGGAAGCTGGAGACTGCGGAACTCCATTGATTATGGACATTGCCCACAGTGGTTTTGCCATTGCTGGATTGCATATGCTTTCCATGTCTGGAGTGGACAAGGTTGGTGCTGTGCCTATCATCACGTCTGACGTGGAGAAGGCTTTGAGCGCTTTTGGCACTCTCATCGAACCCTCCAATATTGTTATCAATTCTGGATCAGCACCCAAGCGGACCCTTTCAACATTGCATCCCAAGTGCCCGATTTGGTGGATTCCCAATGGTGATGCCACTTTATATGGTAGTTTCCAGAGTAGGAACATATCCAAATCGCAGGTGATACCCACCATGATTGGTGAATACCTGATCAAGGCCACGCGGGGACAGCAATTTCCCATTGAGAACAAGTGGGGTGCTCCAGTTATGGGCAGAGATTGGCGTCCTAGAAGATTGGCTTTGCTTGATTGCCTAAACACTAACAGGAAAATGGATTATGGCATCGTACAGCATTGCGTTAATGCTTTCTGGGAGGATATCGTTAGAGAACTCCCGGATTCTGAATGGAAATTGATCCATGAATATGACTTCTTCACGTCTATCAATGGCGCGGCCGGAGTGAAATTCGTGGACAAACTTAAGCGAAAGACGTCTGCTGGTTTTCCTTGGAATACCAGCAAACAGAAGTTTTTGCTCCCGATGGAACCTACTGATGGTCTTCAGGAGCCCGTTTGGATCAATGATGAGATGTACAAGCAAACCATCGAGTGTGACAGAGCCTTGCGTTCAGGTAGG